ATGACTTCTTCTTGGTTTGATCTCGCCCAGTCAGTGACTTGATTGGCTAAGCCGGGGATATCAGCACCATATACTCTTTTCTCTGGCATTCCAACATCTTGTCCGTCATCAAATCGTTTTGGTTCATCTGTGTCGTAATATCTGACATGTCGGATACGTGTGCGCGAAATTGGTTCAATATCACCGCTAAATGGGCGTTTATCGTCAGCAAATATCTCACCTTCTTGAATTTCTTGCTCTGCACTGTCTATATTGCCCGTATTAGTGGCTGAGAGCAGTTCTTCTGTCTCTACCACATAGGCAACCGCCCCATGCCCTTGAGCCTCGGCTACAGCGCATTTATAGTAGGATTGATAGGCATTTGCACGGCTAGCTGGAGAATGACAAGAGGTAATCTCGTCAAAATCACTCATTCTAAGCACATCTATCGGATGTCGAGTAATAATAATGGAAAATTTGTCATTATCAATGTTATTTATCTCTTTTTTGATGTATCCGGCGTTCTTTTTCCAATATTCGCCGTATTCAGTGGCTAAATCGGTTAAATCGTAACCTGCAGGGCCCGCAACGCCCGGATTTACGACATATAAGTAAATTTGAGTGTTAATTCTCTGAAAATTCTCATATTCTTTCTCATCGAGTGCTGCTTTGAGCATTTTTCCGGTAACTCGGTTTGGTGTATCGATACCCCTGCCATCTCCTAACTTATAGTTGATGCTATCTGCGTGTTTATATACTTTTTGGTATAATTCGTCTTTTCTTCGGCTTAAATCAGCTAATTTAGAGAAAAGCTTACCAATTTTCATCTGAATCTTCTTAGTCTTCTTCTTTGATTCAGATCCACCCATCAAATTATCAAGAAAATCGTCAGATGTGCGCAGATCACGCTCGGCATATACCATACCTTTCTCCCAATCAACCTCATATTCTTGAGATCTGAAGAATTCTGTGAACTTTCCAAGTTCTGTTGAGAGATCAATGGTCGGAAATGGTATGACTACGCGCATTTTACCACTGAAAAGGTCATTTAAGGGTAAATTTGCTGGATTTAAGTCATCCAACACATCTTCAAGCACTCGCATCTCGTCTTCGGTGACTTCTCGGAGCACTTTTTCGGGTTTTTGTTCGGAAATATCCAAATTTTCCAATAATTTTGCTGTTTTCAGCAGGATTTCTTCATCATTTAGCATTTTTTACTCTTTCATTGATTTAGAACCGCGACATTTCCACTTTTTACGGGATAATGCGTTAGCACAAGGGGGGTTTTTACACTTTTTAATCTTTGCCGACCGTGCACAGTATGCATCACCCTTCTTGGTACCGGGCCTAATACGATCTCCACCACTTTTTGCTTGACCTGACTGACCGTATGAGCGACATTTACCATTTACACGCTTAGCGAAGCGTTTCCCTTTAGAGGGTTTACATGCTTTTTTCTTTTTTTCGTCCAAAACTTGAGTTATTTCATCTTCAATCATAATTTGAAGAGACTCTTTCTTGGAATTACCCCAGTTTTTAGCACCAACCTTGCGACATTTAACAAGAGCACCAGAAGCATAAGCACTCGGCCACACTTTATAGCGTGATTTAACCTTATTATAACATGCATCTTTCTTGGTTTTCTTCTTTTTCTTCTTCTTTTTGCGTTTTTCATCGAGAATAGATTCACTCATTTCGTATTCGTCTTCATATTTATCAGGATCGCCAAAATCTCTGCGACCTACTTCATCCGACAGATCGCGATGCATCTCTTCTGTGTCATCATATGGCGTGGTCTCTCCGTTTCGGTGCGTTACCAAAATAACAGGCTTTCCATCGCTAGCAATCTCAATGGAGGCTTCTACTCCAAACTTGTCAGCCAAGTCTTGCACTTCGTCACGCATAAGATCTTCAGGGCTCACATGTTCTTCGCCAGTATCAATACCAGCAACAGCGCGGCCCGGTTCGTAGGCCGCTTCGTTTAAAAAGTTTTCTAGTTCTTCTATAATAATTTGTTCTAAATCCATGTATAATTCCTCATTCTTTCTAGATTTTCTTTTAGCTTTTTTGCCCCACGATTTGCCTTTGCCGCGCTCTTTACAAGCGCCCGGAGTGGGTCGACATGCAGGATATTTCTTGCGTTTCTCACCTGAGCCTCTTCCGCATGACTTATAGCCACCCTTTCCATCAGGTGAATTGCAATCAACCCACCCCTTTTTCTTTCCTTTAGCGCCTTTTCGGCCAAACCAGTCTCGTAAAGATGATTCTTTACTAGATTCAGAACCAGCTTTTTTGCGTTTCTTCTTTTTTTCGTTGAGGGGCCCGTATAAATCACTCATTTTCATCAAATCCTGCAAGTTTTAAAGCTTCTCTCAATAAATAGATCGGAAATTCCGTATTTTCTATCTCTTTTATCTCATCAATAGTGGCCCATTTCCAATCATCGTGTTCAATTTTGTCAGTTTTTGGATTAGGTTTATCAACGTTTACATCTCCAGACCATTTTTGAGTTAAAAAATAAAATTTTTCAGGCTTTGGTTGACCAAGGTATGTCAAATCACACACCTCACACTTTAAGTTAGTCTCTTCGTATAACTCTCTTACAGCGCCGTCCTCTATTGTGCAGTCTTCTTCATCTATGTGACCGCCGGGAATAGTCCATTGGCCGGCCCTACTATCAATATCGGAGCGCCTAATAATAAGAAAACGCTGTTTGTTATCTATACAAACAACGATTCCTACGGTTTTTAATTCTTTTTCAGTTAAGAATATGTTCCATTTATTACTCATTTACAAGCTTTATAATCCTGTATGCTTCCTCTACAGAAAGCACTAAGAGACTCTTCAATATCAATGTTTTTAATTGGGGCAACCCATATCATGTTTTCTTGAATCTGGGTACCATACGCATATTGAACATCTACTCCATATAGTATACCAACTAATTCTCCATCTGTATTATATATACCAGAGCCTGAGCAGCCAAACCACCCATAAGTATTGACTATGAGTTGCGTTCCGGCTTCTGTATTCTGTTCATAACCCACAATACGTCCCTGAAAAGACATTAATTTATGCCAAGATGGGTGACCGGAGTATACAATGTCAGTGCCAATATCATATTTTTTTGTTGGATTCCAAGGCATCGGTTTTAAATACCTAAATTCTTTCTCAACTTTTAAAACTGCGATATCGTGTTCTTTACTTTGATATATTAACACAGCATTTCTTTGTTCGTCTTTATTGGCTACCAAATAACTGCTACCAAGAACACCATCAGCAACATGTTTAGCAGTCAATACTAAAGTTAAATCCTTATATCGAACCACTGTTCCGCTACCATGACCACCACCAGCAACAACTTTAACCGCTGCGCCTCTTACTTTTTTCTCAACCGATGATAAAGACTTGCTGACTTTTTCAATTGGCTTCTTAGGTTTGTAACTTTCATTAGCTACAGAATTTCCACTAAATGCCAACGTTGAACATAATAATGCCGCGGCAAAGTATTTAAATAACTTTTTCATTTTTTTATTTCCTTTTAATTTATTCGGTTGAACCGGAATCGCCTGTATCCAACTCAATATATCTATAACCAATTTCAACTAATTGACCTGCAGATGGTAGAATAGTAAAATAAACAGTGTTTTCTGATTCAGCATAATACCAATCATAATTTAAAGAACCGTTTATAAACACCCTTATTGAATCTGTTTCAGCCTTGTGCGTAAGAGCAACTTTTTCAATGGGTTCAATTGAATGTGTGGCATCAGTAACCCCAGAAGACCAATCTTCCGAACATATGTCAACCACAACTCCTCCCAAAATAGATGTTGCTTCTATAAATCGATTGCCAACGTCAATAGGACTGAACCAGTGTTCACAGATTGAATCTGCTTCTGGTAAATTTATTACGCTAGCCATAAAGACTGAGCCCATCCGAAGAGAACCATACCAACTTAAAAAGTCGACAGGGTTCGGATACTCAATATCACTTTGTTCTTCTTCATCTGAAACAAACACTACTAATAATCCCGCATCAGATCTCATCCAAGTTGAAGAGTAAGGATTATGGTTAATATAATCGTAAACTGAATTAAACCCTTCTTCATACGGCGCCGAAGTAAGTGTTGCTAACATAGCCGCGGCGTCATCAATATCATCACCCGGCACCAACGGAAATTCAGTGCTAAGAATAGCCTTACTCGGGTCAGCGCTAATCATCACCAATCTCCAGTCCGATGTGGGTAATGCTAAAAGCATAGCCTCAACACCGGCCAATAATTCTGCATTATATCGACCCATAGAGCCAGACCGGTCAATGACCCACAGGATATCAATGCCATCAACTGACATGTGTTGAGTGAACGAGTCAATCCATATAACGCCCTCGTTAACCGGTACCTCAACTTCAATATATACCGGAACTTCGACTTCTACCTCGACCGGCACCTCAACTTCAACTTCTACTTGCTCGCGAATGGTTATAACCTCGGAAGCCCCACCAATCATATAATCAGTTGAACACGAAAGCATCCCCAATACAAATAATAAAATTCCCACTCATTTTTCCCTCCTTAACCTATAGTAATTATGTCGTTAATCCTCTTCTTGACGAAGAAGTGAAAAACTTAACAACATCATATTCCCTATCGACAATATTTGAAGTTCCAATAAATCATTTACGTTGCCCCAAACCAGAAGCCATATGTTGGTGAAAAAGGCAGCAACCACGAACGGGAATAAGATTTTATTAAGTTTGTGCACTAGTATAACTACCATGATATTCTAAACGTCGAAATTTTTTCTTTTTATTCCCGATATTTTTTTCTAAATTTTTTCTTGTTTATTATCGCCGGATGCAGGGTGATAGTCATATATCCCAATCACAATAGACATTTTCAGACCATATTCTTCCACATATGTTGGCCCATTATAAGAATATAAGCCTTCATAACTACTAATCCAATATACCTTCCAAAAGTTAGATTGATAATTGTATCCACCAACTTCCCTATCAACCTCCATGTGCATAAGTATGCCTATAGTGCCGACGATTGAATCGACAAGTAAATCCCCGGGCATTAAATCCAGCATCAAAGCTTTATTTTGCATTTCGTCAGCGCTCATTGTCAAATCTAGTTTCTCCAATAAGCACAACTATAATGCCGGCACTAATAAGGTTCTTTAAACCATCCTCGGAATATATAACGCGCCCATCCCTTGACCACACACTATCCCAAACCCAAGCAACATATTCATCTACTTGTTCCCATACTAAATCGTATGGATATAGAACACCATGGCTACCATCATATTCACCATAATGGTATTCTCTTGTCGAAAAACGGCGCACTAGTATACCGATACTCTTGGTATCGACATCATACAACGTCATACCTGCGACCAATGTAAGGTCGTCTTTGTGTATACCCATATACTAACTAGGGTAAATTAAATCTTGCGCCAATTTTGCTGCATCTTGATGCACTCTAATAGTGCTTTTCTAGTATCGCTTACATCTGCTGGCGCTATATTGCATGTATCCACTGGTATATATGGGGGATTGTTATCCGTGGAATCGTCTATCTTTTTGACGTAAGGTGACTGTAGGTCCTTAATCTCGCAATATTCGCTAGTAGTTGTCATGTTAACGTTACCCACAACATACACAAAAGTAATATACTTAATCATGATTAACCCCTAAAAACGTGTATAAGTAGTGCACTATATTTTAATTCTATCAATAATATATGGATGTTGGATAGATAAATCTTTATACAGCTTCTTGATGACCGTTTTGGCTATATCACCAATATCATCCTTAACTGACTTCGACTTGATCGCCTTACTGACTTCTTCATCTACCATAGCCTTAAGTTCTTTCGATATCATGCGCTTAATATCGTCTTTATCGGCCTTAGTCAGCTCTTCTACTATAATTTCTTTCAATCTAGATTTAGTGATAATCATTTCATTTCCGCCAATGTAATTAGTTCGGTTACTTGCGAAGTTCATCACTAATGTATGCTTTTGTTAAATTATGCGCTGAGCATGTCCTCACTATACCGCTTTTGATGTGTCGTATCCTGTATAATTTGTAATTACTGAATTTTTGCCCAATACCGACGTCTTCTTCAAAGATGATGGCCAGACTGTCGGTTGTATCCGGTTTGTCAAGCTTCCAATTAACGGCGTCTGGTGGAATAACGTATGATTCATGAAAATGCACTAAGTCTCCCAACTTGAATTCTCTATATCTGCGAGTGTCTTCTGTAAATGCCATTAATTAACTGTTACTCCTCCTTAAGCGGTTTTCCTTAACCGACTTATGGTATGCATCCATATTCTTTCCTTAACCCCGTCATGGGGAAATTTGAGCCAATATATTTGCACCATGTCCATGCTTGGGTGATCATCGCTTTTATCAAAAAACTTGATAATCATTGCGGTACCTCCATGACACGTGCATGTAACTAGATCACCCACGCTAAAGTCATGCTTAGGTGGTATTTCAAAATACTTGAATAACCTTTCCTTATAACCCATGATGTGCCCTCAATGTATATATCTGGGAAAATTTTTAGGCGCATATTTCGAACCATCTAATATCTGTAAATTTTTCAGCGCTATTGAAAAAGGGTCTAGCCAGCCTGTCAGCACTGTCGCATACATAGAGACATACATTCGGGTAGGTAGGGGGTAGGGGGGAGGTCCCTCGTCATAGTGCGCTTTGTAACTGGACAATCATAACACACTTTTGTGTGACAGATGTGACAGTCTGGTTTGTGTCGCACTATAGTTGTTAGTTAATAGTTTATTTATTATTACTCTCGCGAACTTCTCTCATATGCCACCTCACATAGTCAACTAACAAGCCAGCATA